CTGCTCCCATCCAAGTACCTACAGGTACATCTAAGCCATACTTTCTTGATTTGTCGTGTACTTCGTCCTCTACTAGCCAAGACTCTACTAGAGTTAGTCCTTTTAGCTTGTGGAGGTGTTCTAAAGTAGTGTTATTCTGGTTTCCATTCATTAAATACAACTGAGATGCTTTTTCTATTGTCTTTTTAGAAAAATATATATAATATTCATCTTCTGCGTTTTGTCTGTAGATTGGTTTGTTTGGAACTAGCAATGCGCCCATTAATATACGCTTCTCGCTTGATACTTCTGCTAGTTTTACCTCTTGTGATTTTAAAGCAATAAAATCTTCTTCGATTGCGGGAGATTCTACAAGTGAAATAGCTTCTATTCCTGAAAATATACCATCACCTAAAATAAGTTCTATAATCTTCATATTATTATAACGTTTAATTTATTTTTTTTGTTTATCCTATTGTTGCTCCTTGTATAATGTTTCTGTCTAGCTCTTGTGCTGTTGTTACGTCATTAGAAACTACAAAGGCTTGTACAGGCTGTTGCGCTTGTTCTCCTATAGCTTCAGCTAATTGGTTACTTGCACTTGCTCCTACAACATTAAACGCAGGAGTTGCTGGGGCTGAGGCAGCAGGAACTGATACACCACCACCTGAACTTCCGCCATT